TGTGGATGGCATGGAGTTGGCAGAGTTTTCCTGTATGATGGTCTGTGCCTGGCGAGTAGCATCACCATATCTCACTGGCACTCTGATCAAGGTAGCGTTCTGGCTGCCATCCAGGCCATATTCCACCTGAAAGTTGGAAAAGATCCTGGCAAACTGCAGCATGAATCTGCGTATTTGAGCATCATAAAAAAATTGCTGTGCCATGATTTAGTCGTCCGTGGTCTGACCGGGCTGTGTGCCAGGTCTGGGATTGGCGTCTTTGAATCCACCGTCGTCGCCGTTGTCGGCCCTGGGCCGTAGCAGTTCGCTGAGGCTCTGTCGGCTGGGTATGTTGCCAAGGTCCGTGGTGGGCACGGTGTAGGTGTTGTTGACGAAACTCGATCTTAATGTATTGTTGCCCGGACCATTGGCGAGATCGGTACGTACGGAATCTTCAATCTTGATCCAGGCACGGCCGTTGTAGCGAAACAAGCGATTGGGGAAATAGTCCAGTCGCAGTGCGTATTGTCCTTCCTGCGGATTGCTGGGGAACGCAATGCCCGGCGTCACAGGCAGGCCATTGGGTGCGATGCCATCACCGGTCAAGTAGCCCAGGGTGTAACCATCGGCACGAGGTGTCTGTGCCGCATCAGCCACATTGACATTGGTTGAGTCCACGTCAATGTTGGTGGAGTCAATGGTCACTGAATTGGGATCAGCCGGTGTGCCATCAGGATTGGTGGGGAATATGTAGAACTTCACTGTGTCATAGCCCGATAGCGGCACGTCGATTCCGGCCTGTGTGAGTATGGCATCGTTGATTTCGAGATCTTTGTTGCGTGTGCTGGCCGCATCGGCGATGGTTTCTGGAGTGTATGGTTCCCAGTAGGTGGTATCAGTGATTTCTGTGCCCACGGGAGTGTTGATCCGGGCACGATAGTAAACATCGCCGGCATTGACGATGGTGCCAGCAGGATAGAAGTTGCCAGGATCCCAGATGTTTTCCGACACGAAAGGCTTGTTGATGATCTCTTGGTATTCCTGTGCATTAACCATGGGCGTGGCTTTCACACGCCAGGTGTGCGGCAGCCATTCTCTGGCAAATCCCTCTGATGCATAGGCCGCATCCTGTACTACATAATACTTGGGCAGGGCCCGGGGGATGGCAGCGTTCAACGGATTGGGATCCTTGAGGTTGGGCACTTCCAGCACATCACCGCTCATGATCTTGCGTTGAATGGTGTCGATCATGTCGTTGTAGTGGAAAGTGATGAACAGGGTGTCGTTGTTCAAGAACAAACCAAACTGCGTGAGATCAAAGTCGATGTCTTGTATGTTGAACACACCACGCATGCGATACACATCTGGATCATAGGCCCGATCGCGATTTTCCAAGAGGAACAAATCCTGAATGAATAGCGGATCGGTCACAGTGTAATTGGGTTGCGTGGCATCGTAGTTGCCGGAGTCTACCGAATCGCCTTCACCGGTTTTTGGCCCTAGATACTTGTGTAGATACACATCCACACCGCCCACGGTGTACATTTCGGATATGGTCCGGTCGAAAAAGCGGTAATCGTTCGTCTTGTTAGGACGCCACATGGATAATCTGGGCATAGTGCAGTATTTATGGGCAGGTTGACCCAAAAAGCAGATCCTGCTAAAATACTGTATGGACTTGGGAGATTGGCAACTCTTGCATGATCGCCTGGATCGTGCCCACAAAAACACCCTGGGCATGACTTTTGGCATCAAAGACCTCTGGCGAATGCACAGGGCCGTGTACGAACGACTCCGAGAGGCTGATCGAGAATGGGTGAACTGCCGCCGCAGAGGACAAGGGTCGCCCAGGTTTGATCAACTGTTGGCCCAGGCCGAAGAAGCCATGCGGAATTTCGAAGGACACATTTTGTTGGCTAAACTAATGGACAAGGAGCCCAGATGAACGCTGTCGCACTCAAAGCACCCCGACCACTGAACCCCAAATCAGCAGACACCAAATACACCGGTGGAGAACCCGAATGGCGTTTGCAACCTGAAAGCGAATCGCGTGCCTCGGTCTTGATTGGTGCATTCACCTGGTACAATTACCACTACGACAAGAAAATGGTCAAGGAACTGATCATTGACTGGTTGATCCGCAACGATCGTCAGCGAGATGCCAAGGATTTTGGTCGCGTGCCAGAGTCCACCATACGCAACCAGACCGGATGGTTGTGCCGCATGAACACCATGGGTTTGGATCTGAATGAACATGAATTGTTGGCAGTTGACACAGCCATCACTGAGCATCTGCGTACTGTTAGAGCCATCAGAGAAGTGGTCAAGGCCGCCGAACCCGATGCTGTGGCTCGGCCCAACATCCAGGATCGACTGCGTGACAAGATGATAGAAGCCGCAGGCGAGATCGAAGGCATGTATGATGACATGATTGCAGCCGGAACCAAGATGTCAGCGGACTTTAAACCTTTATTGGTACTGCGAGGCATGAATGTGGCACCACAAATGGTGGGAGAGATAGCCGATCATTGGAAGGCCAGACTGACTGAGCTAGAAGAAGTGATCCGCGGCAAAGATGCACAGTTAGTAGAAGGTTATGGCCAGTTTGGCAAATTACAGGTCAAAAATCTCGTAAAGTTCGCGGAACAAGTAATCGCTGACTGCGGATCATATGTGCAGATCAAGAAAGTGGAACGCAAACCTCGCAAGAAAAAGCCAGTGAGTGCAGAAAAACTTACAGCACGTTTCAAGTATCTCCGAGAGTTTGAAGAACTCAAACTCAAGAGCGAGCCCGTCACACGCTTGGTCAATGCCCAGGAAGCCTGGCTGTACGAAACCAAGAAGCGTAAGTTGATCTACGTGGTAGCCGACACACACGCAGGATCGTTCACCGTGAAAGGCAGCAGCCTCATCGGATTTGATCCAACCAACTCCGTGCAGAAGACCCTGAGGAAACCCCAGGAACAAATAAAGGCATTACTTCAAGGGGGTGTGGCCCAGCATCGCAAATATTTCAAAGATATCCGGGCCACGGAAGTAAAGTTCAACGGACGCGGATCAGATAATCTGATCTTGCTCAAGATCCGCTAAGTACCTCAGAGGGAGAATCTTATGTCATGGTCAGCCACTTTGGTAATAATCAATCAAACCGAATACAATATCACAGTGACACATGTACCATATGTAACCATAGCCCCTGATAACATATGGACATGGACCACCGCCGAGATCAACAATACCGAGGCTTTGAAATTTTGGCAGGAACCCGGAAACTACTACATGCAAGGATCGGTATCTTTTGGTGCCGAAGACGGTGTTTATGTGGATCGTGGCTGGCAGGCCGAAAATGATCAGAGCATCGCGATGACTTGCACAGTAAACGACAAAGTTTTCCGTCAGACTGAGAACGGTGGTGCCACTGTGGTACCCCGGAATGGATTTGAATCTGGCGGCACTATCACCATGATTTTCCAGCCACAATAGCAGCCGAAAGTTGGCTAAATATCTGGGCAAGGAGCCCAGACATGGCCAATGGTGAAAATCCCTTAAACGATTCTCTAGATCCGCTGAAAAAGCAGTTGATCGAGTATGTACAACTGCAGCTGGCTGACCAGATCATCGACATCGAACTGGATCCCAGCCACTACGAAGCCGCTTATCAAAAAACTCTGGGCACTTATCGCCAACGGGCCCAGAACGCCTATGAAGAATCCTACAGTTTCATGCAACTGTTGGACAATGTAAACGAATATTTCTTGCCGCAGGAGGTCATCCAGGTCAGGCAGATCTTCCGGCGTACCATTGGTATCACTGGATCAGGCGGTTATAGTTTTGATCCCTTTGGTGCGGCCACCTTGAACGTGTATCTGTTAAACTTTAATCAAGCCCAGGGCGGCTTGGCCACCTATGATTTTTACCAGCAATATGTGGAACTTGCGGCCAGGATGTTTGGTGGCTACATCAACTATACCTGGAATCCTGTGACCAAACGCCTGCAACTCATACGTGATCCTCGAGGTTCGGGTGAAACAGTGCTGTTATGGACCTATAATCTACGCCCGGAGATCACCCTGCTCAGCGATTTCCAGATATCACAGTGGTTCCGCGACTACATGGTGGGTGCCGCCAAATACATCATTGGCGAAGCCAGAGAAAAGTTCCAAACCATAGCCGGTCCACAGGGTGGTGCCAGTTTGAATGGTGCCCAGATGAAATCCGAAGGCCAGGCCATGATGGACAAGGGCATTGAAGATCTCAAACTGTACGTGGACGGAAGCCAGCCTCTTACATTCGTTATCGGCTAAAATCCTCTAGCATTCTGCCAAAATCCATGCTATACTCATGGCATGCGTGCTGTAATGATCGATATCGAAACCTGTGGAACTGGCGTGAATGCCTGCATCCTGACCATCGCTGCCCAGTGTTTTGATCCTCTTGAAAGAACCCAGGAATACAGCGATCGCTGGTACTATGCCCGAGTGGATCCTGACAGCCAACCTGATCGCAACATCAGTGATGGCACCATTGAGTGGTGGGCCAAGCAACCCCCAGCCGCACAAGAAGAAGCATTTAGCCCTGAGGGTAGGATCCCATTACAACAGGCCCTGCAAGAATTGCATCGTCTGGTATGGCAGTGTCGTTGGACTTATGCTAACGGGCCAACTTTTGACATGAACATCCTTGAGCATGCCTACAAGAGTTACAACATCGTGCTGCCTTGGCAGTATTACAATGTGCGTGATGCGAGAACCATTTACAGCCTTTGCCCAGGACTAAACACTTATCCAGCCAGCCACCATGCCCTGGAAGACTGCCGTAGGCAGATCGATTTGTTGTGGGACACGCTGGAATATCTCAAAATCAAGGAACTAAAATGATCATTGGCGTATGCGGTTTGATAGGATCGGGCAAAGATACTATAGCGGATTATCTGGTGAACATCCATGAATTCCGCAGAGATTCATTCGCTGCCACCTTGAAAGACGCTGTGGCCGCTGTGTTTGGCTGGGACAGAGACATGCTGGAAGGCCGCACTCGCAGCAGCCGAGAGTGGCGTGAGCAAGCCGATGAATGGTGGAGCCAACGCCTGGGCAGGACCATTACGCCACGCTGGGTGTTGCAGTATTGGGGCACAGAAGTGTGCCGTGTGGGCTTCCACGATGACATCTGGATCGCTAGTTTAGAAAATAAACTGCGGCACAGTGAGGACGATGTAGTGATATCTGACTGCAGATTCCCCAATGAAATCGCTGCCATACGTTCTGCGGGCGGGCATGTGATCCGTGTGGTTCGTGGTGCCGAGCCCGAATGGTACGAGCACGCAATGAATGCGAACCGTGGGCCTGAACGCAATCTACTGTGGGCCACGGCCAAACAACGCATGGAACACTACAACATCCATGCTTCTGAAACTGCCTGGATTGGCACGGACTTTGACCGTGTGCTTGACAACAACGGAACTCTAACAGATCTCTACGATCAAATCACTGGTCTGGTTCAAGATCTCCGCGACGCCAAGGCAGATCTAGCCGCGTGATCTCCTGTATACAGTTCAAGCACACAGTTTTGAGATTGCGTAATTCTGCGTCAGTGAGATCACCGTTTACATGCCATACCGTGAGTTGGCTGGGATGCCGGGCACGGAATCCACAGCGATCGCAGGTGGCTTTTTTCTTGTAACCCGCGGCCTGCCATCGTGGCATGTTGGGTTTCAATTTCCTGCCACGCCGGATACAGGCATTACATCGGCTACGATAGTAGATTTTGTCACGGTGATAGCCATTGATGGCGGCAGGCTGCTTGGAGCAGACCTTGCATAGCGGTCTCATACGACTACTTATGATCACAGGCCTTAATTAAGGCACCTGTAAACCGCACTCTTTGGCAACATCCAATAAATATCCATAACCATTTATAAGGATGCAAAACCATGGCTCTAGTATCTCCTGGTGTAGAAGTAACCGTCATAGACGAATCCAACTATATTCCTGCGGCCACCAACTCGGTGCCGTACTTCCTGATCGCCACAGCACAGAACAAGATCTCCGGTACCGGAGTAGGCGTGGCAGCGGGCACACTAGCAGCCAACGCTGACAAGGTCTACCTCATAACCAGCCAGCGTGATCTGTCAGCCACGTTTGGTGTGCCATTCTTCTACAAGACATCCGCGGGCACACCCATCAATGGCTACGAACTCAACGAATATGGATTGCTGGCCGCTTACTCGGCTCTGGGCATTTCCAATCGTGCCTATGTTCAGCGTGCCAACGTGGATCTAGCAGAACTCACAGCCACCCTGGTGCGTCCCACAGGATCGCCAGCAGACAACACCTACTGGTTTGACACAGCAGCCACCTCCTGGGGCATCTTCCAATGGAACCAGACCACGGGTGCGTTCACAGTACAAACGCCCACAGTAATCACTGAAAGCACACAACTCACTGGTAATTTCCCGTCAACTGATGTGGGCAGCATTGGTGACTATGCTGTGAACACTCTCAATGCCAACAATCCAGTGTTCTACAAAAATCTCAACAATGCCTGGGTAGAAGTAGGCACAGATGCGTGGAAGATCAGCTGGCCCACAGTACAAGGTGCCAACAGTGTGACAGGATCTGCTTTGACCGCAGGCAATACTTTGATCATCAACGGTAGCACTGTGACTGTACCAGGCACTACCACGTTGGCAGCTTTCGTAGCAGCCATCAACTCGGCTGCTATTTCAGGAGTCACTGCAGAAACCAATCTCACACGTACCAGCAACAAATTATGGTTGTACGCAGATGCCGATGCAGAAAGCGATGGATCATCCGCAGAAGGCGGTATCATCAATATTGACTCAGCCAGCACCGCAGGTTTGTTGACCACGCTGGGCATCACAGCCACCAGTTATCTAGCACCGGCCCTGCAGCAGAGTCCCAATTTCACAGTACCACGGTGGCGTACCACTGACACCGGTGGCGGCAGACCCACTGGCAGTATCTGGAATATGACCACGGCAGTGAACCAAGGTGCCGATTACAGTGTGAAAAAATACAGTGCTGCACTGGGAATTTTTGTTGCCCAACCTTGCCCAATCTATGCCAACGATCAAAGTGCCAATCAAGCCCTGGATCCCGCAGGCGGCGGCCGCAACATCGCGGCAGGTACTACATATGCACAGTTTGACAGTGACCCAGAAGATGCTGGAGACGAATACAACAACACGTTCACCACTGCCATATTTGAAAGGCTTGCCACAGGACCCACAGTGATCACTGGTGACACTACCACGCCCACATTCACTGCCTCAGAAACATTTACCATACAGTACAGCACAGCCAACAGCACGACATTGAGCACAGCAGTCACGGTAACAACCACTGGTACCACTGCCGCGGCCTTTGTCACTGCTGTGTCAGCTGCCCTACCTTCGGGATCACCAGTATCGGCTTCGGTATCCTCAGATGGTGCCATAGTGTTCACACACAGCCTGGGCGGTGTGATAGTGTTAGACGGAGGCAGCCTCTCGGGAGGTCCTGTGTTTGACGCAGGTTTTGTGGCCTACGATCCCACCACACAAGACGGTGTGTTGGGCATCCGACGCCAACCTGGAACAGCCACGGCCCTGTTGCTCAGCAACTGGGTGGCCCTGACCTATACCGCCAGCGATAACGCACCCAGCCAGGATCCTGCCAACGGACGCCGTTGGTATTACTCGGCCGTGAATGAAGTGGACATCATGATCCAGAACAACGGCAGTTTCGTTGGCTATCGCACTGTGAGCAATGATGTGCGTGGATTCAATCTCACACAGACTGATCCTGCTGGACCCATAGTGGCTGCTTCGGCTCCCACTGATCAGAGCGATGGTACTGATTTGGTGCAAGGTGACATCTGGATTGATACCAGCAACTTGGAACTGTATCCCTTGATATACCGCTGGCAAGAAGTTGACGGTGTATTGCAGTGGGTGATCATCGACAACACTGACCAGACCACGGAAAACGGTATCCTGTTTGCAGACGCACGCTGGGCTCCCAACGGTACTACCAATCCCATCACAGATCCTGAGCCAACCATCACCAGCCTGCTGAGCAGTTCATACCTGGATGTAGATGCACCGGATCCTGCACTGTATCCGGAAGGCATGCTGTTGTTCAACACACGCCGGTCAGGATTCAATGTCAAGGCCTTTGAGTCGGACTATTTCAATGCCACGGACTTTGCTTTTGATGCCTACTCGGCCACAACATCTTACGTGCCTGGTGACAAGGTCAACTACAACTCTGTGTTGTATGTAAACATCTTGGCCAGCACTGGCAACGCACCCACCAACACCACGTACTGGAGTCCGTTGGAAACCAATACCTGGCTCACTGTGAGTGGTAATCGTGCCAATGGATCGCCTTACATGGGACGGCAGGCCGTACGCCAGATCGTGGTGGCAGCCATGAAGTCAGCCATAGACACACAGGACACCCTGCGTGAAGAACAAGTTGAGTTCAATCTCCTGGCCACACCACAGTATCCTGAACTCATACCAAACATGGTGGCACTGAACAATGAACGCAACAATACCGGCTTCGTGGTAGGTGATACCCCGCTGAGACTGCCGCCCACAGGTGATGCCATCACGGCCTGGGCCACAAATGCAGCCG